GCCTACGCCTGACCAGGCGTACGAAACTGAACTGCATTACTACTTCAAGCCAGACTCGCTGACTGTGCAGGGTGATAGTGGCACAACCTGGCTCAGCACAAATGCGCCGCTGGCGTTGCTATACGCCACTCTGTACGAAGCCTACACCTTTATGAAGGGCGAACCAGACGTGTTGCAGAACTATCAGGCGCGCTACGCTGAGGCATTGTCGCGGTTGAAAGAGTTTGGCGAAGCAGATGAAGTCACAGATGCATACAGGATGGGCCTGGTGATGAGGCAAAAAAGCTGATGTTTAGTGTTGAAGTTTCTGCCAACGTCGGGCCTGTAGGTGTAGCCACTACGTCAAACAAAGGGCACTCAGTAGAAGATATCGCTGAGATGTGCCTGAGCAAAATCATGCAGGTATCTGATTCTGCACCACCCGAGATACAGCAGCAGGCTAGGGCATATTGCGATACACTGCGGAATGTTTTAGTCTACTACATGAAACAGGCTGTCGCTTCGGATAGAACGACCCTTTATAATCTGCTCAAGCAGCAAGGCCATGATGACTTAGCAGAACTCATAAGGAGAATATAAATGGCTATCACGCAAGCGATGTGCACCTCGTTCAAGGTAGAATTATTGAAAGGTGTGCACAACTTCACCAACAGCAGTGGCGACACCTTCAAGCTGGCGCTGTATACGAGCAGTGCAAACCTTGATGCTGCTACCACCGCATACACCACTTCAAACGAAGTGAGTGGTAGCGGCTACAGCGCAAAAGGCGGCACGCTAACGAATGTCACGCCTACAAGCTCAAGCACAACTGCATTGACTGATTTTGCTGACCTTACCTTCAGCACTGTCAGCATTACTGCACGAGGCGCTCTCATTTTCAACGAAGATGCTACTAGCGACCCGGCGGTGTGCGTGCTCGATTTTGGCAGCGACAAAACGGCAAGTGCTGGTGATTTTACGGTACAGTTCCCCACTGCTGATGCATCAAGCGCTATCATTCGCATTGCGTAGGATAAGCAAATGGCACTTGTAGTCAAAGATCGTGTACGTGAAACATCCACTACTACTGGCACTGGTACGATCACGCTTGCCGGTGCTGTAACTGGTTTTGATGCGTTCAGCGAAGTCGGAAACTCAAACACAACATATTTTACGATTGTGCATCGCGGGGCCGATGAGTGGGAAACAGCACTCGGCACTTACACAGCGAGTGGCACAACGCTGACTCGTACAGCGGTGCTAGCGAGCAGTAACAATGGCTCCGCTACAGACTTTTCTGCCGGCACAAAAGATGTGTTCTGTGTTTACCCTGCGGGCAAAGCGGTGTTCGCTGATGCAGCCGGTGCGGTTAATATCACTAGCGTAGCTATCACAGGTGGCACAGTCAGTGGCATTACCGACCTTGCTGTGGCTGACGGCGGCACAGGCGCGAGTAACGCATCGGGCGCAAGAACTAACCTTGGCCTCGGTACGATTGCTACACAAGCTGCGAATAGTGTCGATATTGATGGCGGCGCAGTAGACGGCATTACGCTCGGCACAAACTCAGCTGTCACTGACGCGCGTGTAGATAACCTGAAGTTAGATGCAAATCAGCTGAGTGCAACGAATACCAACGGTAATGTGCAGGTCGCTGCAAACGGGACTGGCTACCTTGAGGTGCGCGGCAACACAAACGCTGGCAAAATTATGCTGAACTGTGAGGCGAACTCGCATGGCGTTTCTATTGCAAGTCCGCCACACTCTGCAAACGCTACTTATGACCTTGTTCTGCCAACCTCGTTGGCGGCTGGCGCGCTGTCTGTTAGTTCTGGTGGGCAGATTGCAGCAGGTGATTTGGCGATTGCAGATGGCGGGACAGGCGCAAGTGATGCAGCAACCGCGCTATCAAACTTAGGTGCTGCTACGATGGGTAAAGCAATCGCGATGGCAATCGTTTTTGGCTGAGGGTTAGGCTATGAGTGCACCAAACATCGTTAACGTAGCCACAATCACGGCTAAAACATCCTACTTAGACTTATCAACTACAAACGCCACTACCTTGTTGAGCAACGCTGCTTCAAGTAACAAGGTGTTCAAAGTCAACGTAATCTATGTCGCGAACGTAGACGGCACGAACAACGCAGATATTACACTCAGCGTGAACAGTGCTGCATCAGGCGGCGGCACAGCCTACCACATCGCAAAAACTGTCGTCGTTCCTGCCGACTCTACGCTGGTTGTGGTTGACAAAAACTCTGCAATATACCTTGAAGAAGACCGCTCGATTGTAGCGACGGCAAGCGCTGCCGATGACTTGGAGGTGGTAGTCAGCTACGAGGAGCTATCGTAAGATGGCCCGCTTGATCGGCAATATTGACGCGACCGGCTCCCTTACCACGAGCATACCTGGCGAAGCGACAAACTCGAGTGCTGTCAGTCTGTACGCTCCGTTTGACAGTAATATCAACGACACAAGCGACCACGGCCACACAGGCACAGCGATCGGAAATGCAACGATATCGTCCACTCAAGCTAAGTTTGGAAGCAACAGCGCATATTTTGACGGAAGTGGAGACGTCATAACGTATCCCCGCGATACTGCATTTCAACTAGGGGCTGGTGATTTCACCATTGAAGCGTTTGTGTATCGGACTTCCTCGCCTACCTATGGCACAGTTGCAGCAATGTGGACCGGAAGCGGAAACAGGCGGTCTTTCATTTTTAGATTCAATGGCAACAATCTGTACTTTTATTGGTCAACAAGTGGCAACTCAAGTTACTCTTCGCAGGCTTTCACAGACCTATCAGCTAGTTTGAACACCTGGCATCATGTGGCGTTTTGCAGGAAAGGCGCTTCTGGTTTTGTTTTTCTAGATGGTTTTAAAAGCAATAATACTGCGAATCTAGGGACTCAAACCCTCTATTACCCAGACGTCCCATTAAGTATTGGTGCGCTCAACACCTTATCGCATTCTGGCGGGCAAAATAATTATGCCGGTTACATCGACGACTTACGGATTACAAAAGGCATCGCCCTTTATCCCGATAGTTTCGTTCCTTCATCTACAGCAGTAGGAGCATCTCTCAGCGGCACGAATAGCACCAACACGACTACAACATTTACCTCACTGTACTTGCCGTTTGACGCAGACTTAAATGATGATTCAAGTGACAACGTAACCGTCACAGCGCTAAATGGTGCTGCTATATCATCTACGCAATCTAAGTTTGGTGGATCAAGCCTCTTTTTAGATGGCGCAGGTGAAATGTTAACTGTTCCAAAAGAAGTTCTGTTGCCTTCTGCCGCCAGGTATGATTTTACGGTTGAGATGTGGGTTTATCCAACAACCCTTGTAAATGGCAGGCTTTGGAGTCAGTGGGGAGCTGGAAGCAATCGAAATTTTTTAATTCAAACACAGAGTGATGGTGATGTGCAGGTTTACATAAGAAGTAGTGGAGGAACAGAGTCGCAAGTTACATCAAGTGGCGGCCTAGCTGCTAACACCTGGGCTCATGTTGCAGTTGTTCGTCGTGACCAAAAAGTCATTTTATTTATTGATGGAGTTGAGAAGGGCAGTATCAGCATCACCGGGGCCTTATCATCTTACAACAGCCCTATCGGTATAGGCGGAAGAGGCGATTCTGCGGCGGCGTTTTTTGCGGGTTACATTGACGACCTACGAGTCATCAATGGATTTGCCCTATATACTCGTAATTTTACGCCACGAACTAGCGCAGCTACAACGAGCATAAGCCAAACCCTGAACGATTTTGCGGTTTTATATATGCCGTTTGATAATGGGCTGAAAGATCATGCGCGCGGCCATAATGTGACTGCGTACGGGAACGCGGCGATCTCCGCCACGCAAGCGAAGTTTGGCGGAAAAAGTCTTTTTATTGATGCCACCGGCGACTACCTGAGTATCCCCAATAATGGCGCTTTCAACTTTGGCTTGAATGATTTTACTATTTCGTTGTTTATAAGACCGGACGATGTTGATACGAGTGATCAAACTAGTTCGGTTGCAACAATCCTTGATAATGACTCAGACGCAGGAACTTCCGGCGCTTGGTTCTCATTGCATCAAAAAAACGCTGGGCTCACTTTTTCAAGCAGCAATGGCCAATCTTCTTTCACGACGAGTGATTGCTTGAGCGCCGCTACCTGGCACCATGTCGCCGTAAGTAGAGTTGGCAGCACAACAACCGTCTATTGCGACGGTGTGTCAGTCGGCAGTACATCTACAGCGGGCAATTTTAGCGATACCGCGACGCGCAATTTGTATATTGGCAAACAAAATAATAGCGGCAGCGTTCGGCGGTTTGACGGCTACATCGATGATCTGCTAATTGTAAAAGGCTTCGGAAAGGTTTATTCGGCAGCACCAACAGCCGCCCAAGGTTTCGAGGTCTTTGGGTCAACTGACGATACGCGCACGTTCTCGTCTGTCTGGAACTTGAACAGCGCCGTTGTGGCAGAAAACTTCAAAGCAGGTAATTGGCCTACACTCCCACTTGATACGCAATATACTCGGCTTTACTTACCCTACGACTCAGACGCTAATGATGACAGCTCGAACGCATACACAGCGTCTTCTTCAAACCACGGCTCATCTGGGTCGATATCTTCAACGCAAGCCAAATTTGGCGGCAATAGCGCTTATTTTTCTAGCGCAAATGCTGGCTATCGTTACGGCACTGGCGGTGCGTTCGATCTCGGCAGTAATGACTTCACGATACGTTTTTGGCTTTACAAAACCTCAGCGAATGGCGCGTTCCTTGATTACCGATCTGGCGGCGGCGGAAGCGGAAGCGGTAATGAGAGCTATGGCTGGCTCGTACACCCTAACGGTTTTTATTTTGCCGGTGTCGGCTGGCCAATGATGTCGTTTTCAGACCTTGCCAATAATCAATGGCAGCACATCGCAGTCACACGAAGTGGTTCAAGTTTTCGTCTTTTTGTTGATGGCGTGCAGCAAGGATCGACAGTCACATCAAGCAGCGCAAATGGCTCATCTAGTGGCAATGCAGTTCTGCAAGTCGGCGCACAATACGATTCAAGCTATGGGTTGACGGGTTATATTGACGATCTGCAAATCGATGTCGGCTATGCGGCATACACAGCAGCCTTTACTCCGCCTAGCAGTCCTCATGGCGGGGGCGTCTGATGCCACGGTACATACAGTTCGATCCGACTGCCAGTTTCACAACAAATAATCCTGCGCCAGCCACTAACGCAAGTGCGGTCAGCCTATATCTGCCGTTTGATAGTAATATCAACGATAACAGTGCTAATTCGTTCACTGTCACAGCGGTCAGCAGCGCGACTATTTCTAATACACAAGCCCAATTTGGCAGCAACAGTCTTTCTTTGAACGGTTCAAGCCAATATTTGACCGTTGCAGATAATGATGCGTTCAACTTTGGATCAGATGATTTTACGGTCGAGGTGTGGGTTTATCCAACGACTCTTCAGCAATGTGGGATTTACAGCCAATGGGGAAGCGGTAGCAATAGAAGTTTTAAGATTACAATGACGAGTTCTGGCGCTGTTGAAGTCAATGGGTCAAGAGATGGAAGCACAGGCACTCATCTTGACATAACAGCGAGCGAAAACTTGACTGTTAATAATTGGCATCACATCGCAGCAGTTTGTGCAGACTCCACTGTCACCTTATATATTAATGGCAAAAATAGTGGCAGCGATGGTATCGGTGGCTCTCTTTACAATTCAACGAACAATATAGCTATTGGTGCAAATATCGCTGGAGTTGCCAGCAACCTTTTCGCTGGTTTCATTGACGACCTGCGGATCACAAAAGGTTTGGCCTTATATCAAATGAGTTTTGTGCCACCGTCACAAGCAGTGGGAGCATCCTTAAGTGGCGATAACGAAACCAATAGCACGACAGGGTTCACGTCGCTCTATCTGCCGTTTGATAGTTCTATTACGGCTGACGGTAGTCCAATCAATCATTCAATAACGGCTAACGGCGGCGTAAACATCTCTTCAACGCAAGCAAAGTTTGGTTCAAACAGCGCCGCTTTTGATGGTAGCGACGATCAACTAACATTTACATATAACACTGGCCAATATTTCGGAACCGGTGATTTTACCGTTGAGTGTTTTGTTTACATCAGTGCATATTCTTCTGGCTATTGGCCGATTATTTATCTCGGTGGTCCTGGAGCGACAGGAAACTATCAGCCAAGTTTTGGGCTCGGGTTTGAAACCAGTGGAGGCAAATTGAGGTCAATTGTTGGCGGAACTTACATTGACCACAATGCAGTGACGATAAATACAGGCCAATGGATACACGTTGTCGCGTGCAGAGCAAATGGTGTTTATCGCACTTTCATCGATGGCCAACTGCACGGCTCGACCGCAAACACATCAAACGTCAGTGCAGGCTCTAATAACAGCGCCATCGGCGGCGCAAATTTCGGCGGTGGTGCCGGCACGTTTTACGGAGCGAACGGATATATTGATGACGTCAGAGTGCTAAACGGCTTTGCAAAATACACCTCCGAGTTCACTTCACCGACGACCGCAGTAACGGCCACCGTCAGCCAAGCCCGCAACGACCTAGCGGTGTTGTACATGCCGTTTGATGACGGGCTAGAAGAAAAGGCCAGGAACTTTGCTGTGACGGCCAGCGGAGATGCGGCGATCTCCGCAACGCAAGCGAAGTTCGGTGGCAAAAGTTTGTATTTAGATGGCACCGGAGATTATTTAACTGTCGCCTCCGGTACTGAGTTTCGTGATTTTAACAGTCTACCATTTACGATGGAAGGGTTTTTCTATTGTACAGAAAATAGCAGTAGTTCATTCCAAGTTCTCCTAAGTACTGGCAACAACAATGGAGGGGCGAACAGTTGGAATATAGCATTAAGACCAAGTGATAAACTATTTCATTTGTTCGACGGAACCCAATACTCAGCGACGGGTGTTTGGTCTGTGAACACCTGGCACCATTTTGCTGTTTGTTTTGATGGATCAAATCTGCGCAATTTTATTGACGGCACATTGATTAGCACAAATTCATATTCTAATCTGACAGCAAGCTATTCAGACCTTGAAATTGGTAGACGCAGTGACAACCAGTTTTATTTTTCCGGTTACTTAGACGACATTACGATCATCAAAGGTTTCGCAAAGTACACAGCGGCCTTCACAGCACCGACAGCCGCCAGCGGCGGCAAAGTTTTAACAACCGTCGCCGACACGCGTACCTTCGCATCTGTGTTCGACATGCGCTCGCATTACAAAGAGCGCGCGGCCGACAACTGGCCGTCAAATGACCCCAAACCCATCATTTTCAAAGTATGGGGAGCTGGTGGTGGCGGCACGGCAGCAGACGGTGGGAATCGAAGAGGTGCCGGCGGTGGCGGAGGGTTTGCCCAAGGAACTACCACAGCTGCTCCAGGCACCCAATTTCTTTTGACTGTTGGATCTGGTGGCCCTCATACTACGGGATCCAATCAGCAGGCAATCTCTGCGGGCGCTTACGGCGGTGGTGGTGACGGCTACGCAGAAGAGCAAGACGGCGGTGCTGGCGGCGGCTTTAGTGGAGTTTTTACGGGATCAAGAACACAGGCAAACGCAATCATTATCGCCGGCGGCGGCGGTGGCGGTGCCTCGTATACTGGTAGCTCTAATGCTGGTGGCGGCGGCGGTGGGGGAGAGACGGGCCGTGACGGAAAAAACGGCAACCCTGGATCGGGTGGTACGCAATCGGCGGGCGGCGCAAGTGGTGGCGGAAACGCTACAGCCGGCAGCGCATTGCAAGGCGGCAATGGAGGCAATAAAGGCGCAGGGAACAACAGAACCGGCGCCGGTGGTGGTGGTGGCTACTACGGCGGGGGTGGCGGTGGAGCGCAAAACAATGGCGGTGACGGTGGTGGCGGATCGGGCTATGTAGGCGGCCACAGTTCTTACGCCTTGTCTTCAACCACTAACACCCAAGGAGGCGACGGCTCAAACGGCCAATCTTCTAGCGCAACTGGTGGGGCAGCCCCAAACTCGTCTGACTCGAATTACGTCACCAACGCGGCCCGAGGTGGCGGCGCGGATCAAAGCGGTTATGATGGCGCTATAGTCATCATCGTAGATGGCACTGCAACGACTTACTCAACCGCTGGCGATTTTACATTCACGGTTTCTTAGGGGTTCAAATTGATGGTGATGTACAGCAAAAACGGCACTTATCCTATTGCGAATTTACCGTTCCGAGATCGTGATGCGAACACGGGCCTTACCAAAACGGCTGAAGCGGTGTATGAGCATAGAGCTAGTTTGGGTTATATAGATGTAGCAGACCCGCCCATATACGACACAAGTGTGTACGATTTGACTTGGACGGGCACAGGCTGGCAACTTGTCAGTAAAGGCGGCTAAATATGTTTGGCTTTCACCCGATTGCAAATGCTGGCTTCAGTTCACTTGGTGAACCTGAGTTCGTTGCTGTTACGGGGCTAGCTGGCACTTCTGCGCTTGGTAGTTTGATACTGAGCGAAACAGTCACGCCGACTGGTGTTACCGGCACAACGGGGCTTGGTAACGAAAACATTGACCTTACTTTGCGTGCGTTGCCCTCTGGCTTAGTCGGCACAACGGGGTTAGGTAGCGTCGTCGTACCACAAAGCGTGAGCGTCACACTCACTGGCTTTGTGGTCACAGGTTCAGTTGGCACAGCAGCACTGATTGATCCGAACGTTTTGCTGACGGAAACAGGTTTCAGTGTCACAGCATCGGTAGGTAGCGTAACTACTATACAGAGTGCGCTTGTGCCTGTCACGGGGCTTGTTGCTACAGGCAATGTAGGTGATAATCAAAACACGAATGTGTGGGG